TAGCAGTCATAGTTGAAGTTAGTTAAGACGGGTTACTTGTACCCTTCCAACTCCAGAGTTAGTGAGACCGATAGCATCAGCCGCACCTTTACTGAGATCTAATCCTCTACCATGAATGTAGGGACCGCGATCATTGACCCGAACAACGGCACACCTCTTGTAACAAACTTTAAGTTTAGTACCAAAGGGGAGTGTCTTGTGCGCTGCAGTAAGGCCGTTTTGATTGTATCGCTCACCATTGGCGGTGAGGTTTCCGTGGAAGCCAGGACCGTACCAACTGGTGATCACTGACAATGTAGTTAGGATAGGAATCATAATTAAAAAACAAAGAACTTTTATATGACTACTACGTCTAAGCCTCACAACTGCTCGCTAGCTGCAAGGCTGTTGGACTATTTTTTCTTAGCAGTTTTAGCTGCTTGTTTAAATTGTTTAGCTGTAGGAGCACCAGCAGAGCCGGGCTTCCTCATCTTTTCACCACTGCCTTCAGCGATACGCTTACGTTTGGCATTGATGTTTGCATAGAGACCAGGCTTAGCCATTACTTTTTCGTCCCTTTCTTAGGCGGACGACCTTTCTGTGAACCGTAGGTTCCTTTACCTTGAGGCATTACCAGATACCAGGGATAATTTGTCCAGTCAGCGCGTAAGCGCCAAGAGCAGCCATGACGCCAAGCATAGCAAGGCGACCGTTGAGCTGCTCAGCTCGTTCGTTGTGTGGAACACCGTAGGGATGATCAGTCATAATAAGGGGTGGTTCTTTAGCCCAGATGTTTGTGTCGTTCATTAAAATTCAATGTCAGAGCGTTCAAGTTTATTGATCACATCCTGACGATAAGCAGGGTCGCTATCATAGCGAGGGTCAGACATTGCACTAATCAACTCTTGTTGACTACGGAATGCATCTTGTGATCGAGCAGGTTTGCCCGTCAGCATGTTTCCTTCAACTCCCATAGCGTCTGTGTAGCGATAGTACAATGCTTGCAGTGCAAGCTGGATAGCGTTAGTGTTGCCAGATTCAATGAGGGAATCGAAAGCTTCGATCTCACCTTCACTAAAATTCTCAGCAGCCCAACTGGTCAATTGGTTATAGGCTTGTTGACCGCCTACTAAATTTTGAAGTTGATTAACTTCTTGGTTGCTAAGCTCACGTCCCGACTGGGAAGGTTGCTGAGCTTGCATCTCAAAATAAGCTTGCACCAATTCTTGAGATGACATTGAAGAGAATGCTTCAAGTGTCTCTGCACTTAGCTGACCACTCTCAGAGTACTCATCACCGGCAAGGGCGAACAAGTCTGAGATGTCGCTGTAGTCCCGACTTTCTTCTTCAACTGGTTCTTCGTCGTAACTCTCTTCTTCAGGTTCATCACGACTACCACTGCCCAGCTTCTTCTCAAGCTCCATATAAGCTTTCTCAAGATCCTGGGCGTTCTTGTATTTACCAGCCAGCATACCCTCTTGCTGAGCCATGATCTCTTCGCCAATGGCTAGGGATTCTGCTTCGTCGGATTCAATAGACGCTAGCACCTCTGCGGGAGGAGTAGGGTCGTAACTAAAAGTTTCTGACATAAAAATTTATTGCATTGGTGGAGCGGCTTGTTGACCACCACCCAGATACTGGGCGATAGCATCTTCCGCATTAGGGTTCTTGGATGGGTCAGCGATAGGAGTCTTAAGCATGTCAGGCATCTGTTGCATCTGCAGCATCTGTTGCTGCTGTGCCAGAGCACCTTGCTTCTCCTGTTGACGTTGATCCATAGACTTAACAAGGTTAAGCACATCAATACCCTGTGCAGCTGCCAAGCGTTTGATTGCTTCGTCTGCATTGATGTATTGCATCATTGCTTCAGGACCAAGTGCCTGTGCAATAGTGCCAATGAAAGTAGTGAGGGACTCACGATCTTGTCCCCGACCAAGAGCATTGATACCAGCAACGATAGTTGGGTTAACCAGATCCTTAGGGATCCTAGGTAGTTCACCCGAACGTTGCAGTACCAGCAGCTTACGGTTGAGGTAAGGAATGAGGAACTCTACAGTCAGCAGGGAGAATAGTCCCCCAAGAGATTGTTCAAGTTCAAGTTGAGTAAGGCGGACCTCTTCAGCTGTAGTGCGTTCTGATTGCCTTACCGACAGAATGAGGAATGCTTCAGAGATTCTACGTTCAAGAGTTGCAGCAAGGTTAGCAGCAGTACTGAAGTCTGCAGTCTTACCTACTTGGATAACACCGATGTCATCGGGTCTACCTTGAACGATCGCACCGTTGCCTGCCTGGGCTATGGTGGCCGGTTTGGTAGTGCTTGAGGGTGATACCACGAACACGACCTTAGCGGCTGCTGCAGAGCCTTCTACGAGTGCCTGAGAGAGTGCGTCCAAAGACTTAAGATCTCCCAAGAACTCTTCGACTCTACCCCGTCCGTAGTTCTCACCATCAACAGAGTTGAATCGGAGAACCAGCCAGGGGTTAGCATCCTTTGGTGCCTTACCTTCTGTGCCAGGAACCTTATTGCCGTAGGCTTCCTGATGCCACAACCAACGGTTGTTGTCTAAGCGTACATGTGTGTACACTTCTACGTCATCTTCATGAGCGTAGCTGCGATCAGAGACCGGCTTTTCTTTTTCGACTAACTCCTTAGGTAGGAGTTTTTTGTTAATGAGTTCTTTGGTGACGATCTCAATTACGTTACCGTTACCATCTCGTTCCACTACGTAGCGGTTCAATGGGTAATGCTTCAACCCTTCCTTACCCATGTAGATAAGAGCGTTGCCACCAACAACAAGGTGTTTGATAGCTTGGTGAACAACGACACGATCACTGGAAGCAGCGATAGAGTCCATCACCATACGCTCAATCTTAGCAAAACTCAGGTCAAGTTCAGAACGGATCTCAGCAGGCAACTCAGTACCTAGCTTGTCATCACGAATCTGTAGCTTAAAGAAAGTAGTTTGTGGGGGAAGCAGGGCAAGCATAAGCTTGGCTGCCAATGTTACTACTGCTTTAGAGCCAACCGATTGCCAAGGTTGTTTCAGGGATTGGTGGGTTACCCTAAACTCATCACGTTGAATGAGATAGGGGATTGTAAGTTCAGAGCATTCAACCGCAGTTTGGAGAAAGTTAGTACGGTAACTACTTAGATGATCGTACCTTGATTTAGCGTCCATCTAATTAACCAATGTTAGTTCCGCCTTCTCCCATACCAATGTTGGTTCCGGGAGTGCGGCTAATACGAAGGGAGGAAACACCCCGCTGAGCTTGTGCTGTTTTCTGCTTAGTTTTCAGAAGAGGTGTAGCAGCTTCAGCAGCAGTGCGAAGTTTAAAGGGTTGTTTAGAACTTTCAGAAATCATCCGCAGTGCATCTTGCTGACGCTTATCTGCTTCTTGTTGCATAGCCATCATGCGATCCATCTCTGCTTGACGATCACGTTGAGCTTGTTCAAAAATGTTACGTTGAGCTGTTTCAGCTCGCATCTGTTCTTGTTGCCGGTGATGTGCGCGGCGACCTCCACCACACATAATGTTAATCCTCTTGAGTAAGACGTGTACGAATCCATTCCACAACACTAGCTTGACCAGACCGATACATGATCTGGTTAAGTGGTGTGTCAGGAGTAGGGTTGATTGGTGGATAGAGATCCTCTAGCTCAGCCAACAACCGTTCGACAGTCAGAAGGTTAAGCGTATTGAGGGAGATTTGGGTTTGCATGTTCAAAGAACGCTGGCATACGTGCTCGTTTGGTATCGGCAAGCTCAGGAGCTTTACCTTCATACATCAAACGATCGCTAGCATCCAGCCAAAATTTTTTGTTCAAATATTTATTGGGTGAATTACCAAGAGGTTGAAGCACCCAGTTGATTGTAGCTTTCCGTAGCTTATCCAGACTAGGAGACCAATCGAGATTAAGCTCACGAGCAACCAAACTATTTGTAGCAACGTGCACTTGTTCATCACGAGAAATGTCAGCACTTACTGTTCGCAGTCCAGCATCACCATTGAAACGGAAAAAAGGAAGCAGGACGAAAAAAATTGCACGTTCGGCAACCAACGCCTTGAGGATCGTGTGATCAGGATGTGCAATCCATGCATCACGTAGCCGCTTCGCTTCCTCCTCAGCTGTCTCATCAACGCCGATAGCGTTGGCGATGTAACCCAGAGCAAGGTCGTGATTTTCCTCATCCTTAATGTTGGATAGGAGTAGATTACGCGATGTTTGTGGAACTTCATTTTTCAACGCATCGTGGATGAAGTCTCCTACCGGAAGCTCCATATGTCGGATTGCCAAAGCACGGTAGATAGTTTCTTCCGCACCGTCAGCCAGTTTACCTGCAGTTGTTTGTACAGGTGTCCAAGTTCTTTTACGAGATAGTAGTTTTTCGTAGGGGTTCATTCGCCGCAATTACAATCAGGAGCAGGGTCATTTAGAAGCGCATCCAAGTAATCATTGACTTCAGTTTCGTCCAAAGCGGCGTATGCGCTGGTCTTATCCTGAGTGTCACCCATTACTTGAAGCGAATAATAAAGGGAGGTTTGCGATGAAGCCAACCACTCTTCGATAAACGCTTCATCATAGGTGATCACATCAGACCAACTATTGAAGCTGTAACCGTGAAGAAGTCCCGTAGCGTCAAGCATCGTCATGATGCCATCAGCAACTTTTCTGTATGCATCCCAGCCAACCTCCGATGCGATCTCAACTTGACCGTAATCGTAGCTCTGGACGCCAAAGGTACCGCTATCACGGTCCACTTGACGGGCAATGGGAGGTGCAATCTCAGGGGTGGCAGTGTAGCCATCAGGATCTTTGTAGCGATAGCTGCAGGATGCCGTAGGGGCAATAGCAAACGCACGATCCATGTTATTGAAACGAGCAATGCTTGCAGCTTGTGCAACACCACTCTTAAATTCAAGAGCCAAGCTAATGCCAGGAGTAAACTCAGTGATCGCCTTACCACTGTTAACAGTAGCAAGAGCTTCACCAAACTCTTTGTACGTTACTCCGTACCTTCGTAGCAGGTTGGCAAGACCGAGCATTCCCAGTCCAACTTGTCGATCTGTTTCGGGTGGCAGGTACTCGCCAGACTCTCCAACGCCTGTCCGGCTATGGAGACTGCACAACTCGGACATACCTGCAACAAAAGCCGGTGCGATGTCTTCGATGTCACAGGCAGCGAGATTGACATGTTGCAGCAGGCAAGTTCCGCGTGACGGCAAGTAAACCTCAAGGCAGACGTTGCCACGGATTCGGTTTCCATAAGCATCAATCTTAGTTTTGTTAAGCCAGATGTCACCCTGGCGGATACCCTGGAGGAGTGCCTGGCGGACGTTAGGTGTAGCTTCTTCCCACCAATAATCATTGATGTTGACACACCGCTTGACCCAAGGTAGTTCAGCACGTGATGCTTGAATGAACTCAAGTACATCAGGGTGACAAAGATCAAGGTGGCACACTACAGCGCCATTCTTATAATGCCCACCCCGTCGAAGGGTTTGGTTTAGGGTTGAGTAGATTTGTGCGAATGATACAGGTCCAGAAGCTGTAAGACCTTTGCCATTTTCACTTCCTTTGGGTCGGAGCTTTGATAGATGAACTGCAACTCCTGCTCCAAATCGCAGGGCATGGGAGACAAATCTCCAACTTGCTTCGATTCCATTCGGTCCTTCCATAGAATCCTCCACTACAAACACAGTGCAGGAAACGGGAAGGCGGGAGGTGGGGTCGTCAATCCATGACTGTACGCGCCCAGTGCGAGCGACGAGTTCTTTGGTAGTGGCGGACATTATTAAACGAGATCAGTAAGGGTAGGGGGTTGATAGTTTGGTCCTTTGAGAACCTTGCCGTCTTCACGGCGGATGGGTTTACCGTCTTCACCAAGCTTACTCATGTTGCTTCGGTGTACACGGTCCATTGCTTCATCCAGATCCCAGTCCAGATTAGCAGCGTATTGGTAGCAGACATACACAAGGTCTGCAAGCTCTTTTAAACACTCTTCAGCGTTGCGTGTATAGCCGTACAACAACTGTTGTTCAGCCTCTAGAAACTCTTTGAATTCCTCAACGATCAAACGCTTCTGCATCGCCCGTGAAGCTGGCCCAGTATCGTTCTTCACTTGGTAGCCAAGGCGAAACTCTTGGGCTTGACTCATTAAGGATTTCATTTTCTAGTTCGTTCTGAAGGTAGTGGATTGCTTTACGAAGGTCTGCCTTACGGTCCTTAGTTTTGTAACCAGCACGGCAGATGTATTTAATGGAATTACCCAGGTGGAAACTTAGTCCTTGGTCTCGGATGAAATCCCAAACTTGGATAGAACCTCGTCGATAGTAGTCGGGTCCAGTTGAGTTGGTTTTGGCCAATGTTTTACAAGGTTAGTGAGTGAATTACCCAGGACAAAGCATTGCTTCTGCAGGGCTAGGAAGATAGTAATGATATCTTCTTTAGATGATTCAGGATGTTTAAGAGCATCTTCAATCTGACGCATCTTAAACTGTTGTTCCATTGTTAGTTCAACAATCGGAGGTGGGGGTCCATAGTTTGACGGACTGGGTATCGAAGTCATAATTGGTGCATTGAAGGATCTTTGCAAGCTGTGCATTTCGGATAGCAGCAGATTTGTCAAGTCCTTTTGACTCAAATGCTTTAACGATTGTTTCCCACGAGTAGCCGTTCTCCTCAAAGAAGGCGATTGCTCGTTTGATGCCGAATCCAGGAACTCCGCTATACCCATCAGTTTGGTCACCAGCCAGCGTCTGAACGTAGTGCCAACGCTCACCTTCTTTTTTGGTGAT